CCATACATCTGAGCAAGAGCTTTATGAGACAAGCGGTCTCAATAAGGAAATACGTATCATTCCTGACGTAACGATTAAGACAGGAGTGAAATTTATGAAGGATGCCTCAAACATCTTCTACTGCTGCCGCAAGACTATTCTTGAAACAGACGGCAGTAAGAACGTTAAGTTCTTGACGTACGTCGGTCCTCATCCTTTGATGGATACCGGCACAAGAGACATGCTTCTTAGCAAAGGCGATTTTGTAGAGAATTTTACCTACAATAAATGGCAGGAACTCGTAAATGCCGGAATGCTTGATCCTGCTAACGTTTTAACAATTGAAGAAGGCGACACAATTCAACAAAATAATGGCGAGGAGGAATAATTATGGCCAAAGAGAAACTTATCGATTATGAAGGAACACAATATCTGAGTGAAGCAGGCAGGTTCGAGTTCGAGATTATCTCGTACGAGTTGCAACCGGGTTCGAGCGGTTCGCCCGTCGCAAAGTTCGAACTCAAGTGCGATAAAGGCGTCACGACTGTGTATCACAGTTTGAACCCGAAGGCACGTTGGTCTTACAACAATTTGATCAAGTGTGCGTTGCATATCAACACACCAGAAAAGCTCGCGGCGTTTGAGCTTGACTATGAGACTATCGGTCAAGATCTTCTGAAGAAGAAGGTCATCGGTATCGTTGAGCGTGAGACGTATCTTAAAGACGTTTCTACTCCTACGGAAGACGGCACGTTCGTCAGAGAGACCGTCGAGAAGGAAAGCTTCAAGATCAAGTCTTACGAAGAGTGTAAGTAAGATTACACTCACAAAATCGCAACCGTTTCTATGGCTCTTCGGTATATAAAAGAGCCACTTTTCGGAGGTCACAATATGGCAGAAGCAGAAAGTGTAATACAAGAAAAAATGATGAAAGCTTTTAGGCATCGCGGAGCCTATGTATATAAAAACGCTCAAAACGAGTATACTGAAAAAGGTCGTCCTGACTTGTCCGCGTGTGTACCTGTTACAGCTGGTAGACTCGTAGAGTTATTCGGCGCAGATACAACAATCGGTGTATTCGTGAGCGTTGAGGTAAAACGTCCTGGTCATTTGAATGAAGTAAGTGAAGCACAAAAGATCGTTGGCAGTAAAATTCAAGGTGCTGGCGGTTTTTGGTTCTTACTTGATAACGTGCAAGATGTTAATGCATTTCTTGATAAGTTAATGGGGGCAAAAGATGGAGTATAAAGAATATCTCGAAAATAGAAGGCCGTATCAAGCGTACGGTCATATATTTTTATTAGAAAGGAAACACGCGTGTCTATATTATAAGCCGGGCAAAGGTAAAACATATCCTTGCATCGATGCACTTAGAGATGTAGATACAGAACTTAAGCATAAGGCAAAAGTACTTATATTGTCTACGACAGATGCTATCGAGCACATGTGGGAAAGTGAAATAGTTCCTCAGAACATATTGCCGACGAACGTAGTTTTGATGAGTTTCAGAAGTGCTATAGTCGATGAAACACGCAGAAGACTTCTTGCTATAAAGTGGGACGTTATTATCATTGACGAATGTCATAAGATAAAGGCTCATAACACGCAGATAAGTAAACTTGTATATCTGCTTAGTAAGAATGCAAAATACGTGTGGGGATTGTCCGGTACTCCACGCGGTAACAGTGACGTGGATATTTATTGTCAGTTCCACAATATGGCAATAGGTATGTGGGGCGACATAAACTACACAGCATTTGTAGAACGTTGCTGTGACGTCGAAACGAGTTTCTTTCACGGTCATACAATCAAGAAGCCTATCGGAATAAGTTTCCGTTATAAAGCAGGTTTTGAGAAAAACATTGCTATGTATACACAGCGCGTTGATTATGACGAAGAAGATAAGATGCCACCTCTTAATATAAATGAAGTGCATCTAAATTATGAACGCACTAAAGAATATAAGAATGCAATGGACGGCTTTATTCAGATACCCGATTATGCAACGACGATGACGAAACTCGCGGCGATTTCAAAGTTACATCAAATTGCAAATGGGTTTATGTATATCACTGATGAACAGAATGAAGAGATACGTTGTATATACGATATAAGTCAATACAAAACATTGAATAATAAGAAACTTGAATGGCTTCGTTCGCACGCTCATAATAAACCTTGGACAATAGTATATAAGTTTGAGGCCGATCTCATTGCTATCAAGACTCAATTGACCACGATGGGTCGTACATTTACAGAAGACGTTGAACAATTCAAGAGAGGTAACGCAAATATATTATTGCTTCAATGTTCTCGTTGTGAGTCATTCAATTTGCAGAGGTGTGACAGAATTACGTTCTATACACTTGACTATTCATATATAATGTACGATCAAATGTTACATAGAGCGTGGCGTATGGGTCAAATGAACCCCGTGACAGTTGATGTGCTTATTTATGACGGCAGCATCGAAACAAAAATCTGGGATGCTGTAAAACAAAAGGAAGAGCTCGCTCAGTTATTTATGCACATAAAGGAGATTTAATATGATCGACGAATTTTTGGTAAGACTTAATAAATTATATCCCGGCGGTGCATATATGACAATAGCTCCATATGATGCTGATAAGGTAAAGCAGCGTATGGTAAATGCTGGAAAAGATGCGAGTGTATATGACTCATCTTACGATGATAAGAAACCTGAAGGTAAAGGTTCGAAATGGAGCACGAGTCCGTTAACGTATGCTGAAGCTGTTGAAGCAGCTGAAAAGGGATATAGAATAGGCTGGGTTGTACCGAAAGGTTATTGTGTCATAGACGTTGATAACAAAGACAATCCTCAGTCTTCTATTAAAGTTGAAGAGATATTGAAGAAACTCGGTATTAAGTATAACTTCAATTACACGAGTCGTGGTATTCATATCTTATTCAAAAACAGTGATGCAAATATAAAGTCTGTCATCAAGTGGGTTTGTGGACTTAATATAGTCGTTGATGCTCGTGCGAATGGTACCGGTTATATCGTTCTTCCGTGTAACGACCCTCATCGTAAATGGGGTCGTCTTGAAGATATTATCGACGAAGTTCCGGCGTTTCTGCGTCCTGCGCTGCAAATAAAAACTGACTCGTTTATTGGTCTTGTAAATGGTGATGGTCGCAATGACGCGTTATGGAAATGGCGTCTTAAGTTGATGCAATCTCATAAGTTCGAAGATACAGACATCGAGCAATGCATCAAGTTGATAAATGACTACTTGTTAGCAGAACCGATGACAAATCAAGAACTTTATAGTACTGTTCTTCGCCAAATAGACAAAGATAAGTATTCCACAAAGTCCAATCCTCGTGATCGTGATAACCCGTATAACGAGATGGCTAAAGAGTTCTTAAATCGCTGTGACATTGTATCGTATTATAATAATTTCTATCGTTTCAATGGTATTTATTATAAAGAGATATCCGAAGTAGAACTCGAGAAAATGATACACGATGAAATAAGTGAAAGCATCGGTCGTGCTGGTCGTAAAGAGATACTTGAGTATCTGAAATTGAAGACACAGATCGGTATTGATGACTTCAATAGAGACTGGCACAAGATCGCTTGTCAGAACGGCATAATCAATCTTGTGACTGGAGAGCTTGAGCCACCTAATAAGAATGAAGTTAACACGATAGCAATACCTCACTCGTACAACGCTGATCCCGACTATTCACCGCGTATCGATCAGTTTATGAAAGAGTTGACGGGCGGTGACGTTATCAAGATGCAGTTCTTGTATCAAGTTGCCGGTTATTGTCTTCTTAAGAGAAACTTCTTTCAAAAGTTTGTTATATTCAAAGGTGAAGGTGGTACTGGTAAGTCAACCTATATGAACTTGATAAATAAACTCGTTGGAGAAGTAAACTGTTCACACATTGGTCTTGCAGATTTTGATAAAGATTATTACATTGCCAGTACAATGAATAAACTTGTCAATATCGATGACGATGTCGTAGATGGTAAAGTTCTTGAAAATACTGGTCGTTTCAAGTCTATGATTTCTGGTGATATAATTGCGGCAAGACAGATATATGAAAAAGTTGTAGCATTTATTCCGTTTGCTACGTGTATATTTTCTTGTAACAGATTACCAAAGATAATGGACCGTACATCAGGTTTGTATAGAAGATTGTTATTGATTGAACTTAATAACAAGGTTATCAATCCGGACCCGTTATTCGTGAACAAAGTAACGCCGATGGATATGGAATACTTCTTATTCAAAGCAGTTGAAGGCATCAAACTTGCACTTGAAGAAAATAGATTCCGTATAACAACAAGTGATGCAGAACTTATTAAGTTGTTTAAGCGTCGTCAAAGTCCGTTAAATGAGTGGCTGTATATTAACGATATTCGAATTGGAGATTTGCATGGTCACAAAGTAATGCCGTTATTCCAGCAATTTGTAGAATGGGCTACTAATAACGGATATAAAGGTGGTATGACAAGTTTTACATTCAAAGATGATATGTGTCATTTATATGATATGGAACTTAAGTTTATGAAACTTGAAGAGAGCTCTGCTCCTGTACAAGTATTTTATAAAGAAGGTCAGTTTGATCCTGACTATAAACCGTTTTAAGGAGGAACGTAAATGAAACCGACAAGATTTTTTGACTTTGAGGTAACACCCAACTGGTGGCTTTGTGTGATAGGAGACTTGGACGATGTTCATGTTCTAAGTGAAGATATAAAAGATAATTTTTATGTCATTCATAGTAACATGATCGATGCCAGAGAAAAACTCATGCAATTGCTGTTGGATGATAATTTCATCAAATGCGGTTTTAATATTAAGCATTATGATCTTATGATCGCAAACGGAATATATCAAGGCTTTTCTCCTCAACAGATTAAAATAGTAAATGATTTGATAATCGAACCGTGGAATAAGTATCAAACAAAGGAGCACATCCGTCTTCAACCGTTTGCTACAAAACGTTTTAGATGCAATGGTATACAAGATCTTCGTGATGACATGCCAGAAAATATATCTCTTAAGGATATTGAAGCAGCGCTTGGTCTTTCAATTATGGAGACGACCGTTGATTTCAATAAAGAACATTTAACAGAAGAAGATATCGCAGATTTTATCAAATACTGTAAGCATGATGTTTATTCTGCAATGGAAGTGTTCAGGAAAGTATGTTATAATTATACAAAGACTAAAGTTATACTCGGACAAAAGTTCGGTGTATCTGAAGAGACTTGTCGCGCTAATACAAATCCGAGTTTAACATCAATGATACTCAAAGCACGCAAAATGACATTCATTGATGAAGATCGCGTTGACATAGAATTGCCTGAAAAGATAGATGCTTATTGCCGTGAGCATGTTCCTGAAGATATTTTGAATAGGTTATTGACTTCAAAAGAATTATTCAAGGTAAGACTATTCGATAATGACGTCTCTTATGGCAATGGCGGCATTCATAGCGTATATTGCGCGGAAGACTGGAATAACGTCGTATTATATATTAAAAGTGATGAAAAATGGTCTCTCGTCAATATCGATGCGCGATCTTATTATCCGTCAATGCTCATTCAGTTTGATTGTTTAAGTCGTACTTTCGAAGAGAAAGAAAGATTTATCAATATATTCGATGAACGTGTTGCTCTTAAGGCTCTTGAAAACCCGACTCCTGAACAAAACGAACTTCAAGCAGCTTATAAACTTGTTCTCAATTCGACGTACGGAGCAAGTGGTTGTAAGTGGCTTCCGGCGTACGACTTATATCAATGTACTCGTACATGTCGTTTTGGTCAAATATTCTTGACAGCATTGTGCTGCAAGTTGCATAAGACTATTCCGGGTCTTAAGATTATTCAGATGAACACAGATGGTATTCTCGTTTATATACCGAATGAGTATATGAATAAACTTCAAGAGTGTATGGACGAATGGACTGCGATCAGTGGTATCAATATGGATAGAGATAACGTTGATCGTATATGGCAACGTGATGTTAATAACTATTTGCTTGTCAAGAATAATGGAAAAATCAAGTCAAAGGGCGGTTGGTTACGTACTACATGGCAGAACCCTGGTACAGTGAATGTCAGCCCATTAAGTGCATTTATTTGTACAAAAGCTGTAACGCAATATCTCGTTAATAAAGTTGATATACTTAAAACTTTAATGAGTTGTAACAGTCTGGAAGACTTCTCAATATTCTGTAAGAAAGGTCCTACATTCAGTGGAGTTGTTCAACGTTTCTCAGATGGTCATGAAGTTCCGTTGTTCAAATCAAATCGTGTTATAGCAACAAAGAATACTTATTACGGGCAGATATTCAAAATAAAGAAACGTCTTGACAAAGTATCTTATACGGTTATGACGAGCATTCCTGATCATTGTTTACTTGTTAATGAGTCATTCGATAGTTATGATATAACGGATATTAAAAAGATGATTGACTATAAATTTTACGCGTTACGTTGTTTTGATTTGCTTGACTATAAGTTCATGCACATGAAAGGTAACATAATCGCAGAGACCAAAGAATTCAACTATTTCGATTGAGGATATTGATATGACTATATTTACAGATACATTTATACCATATGAATTTGACAATGTTTGGGACACTCTAGCTTATATTGAGTCGCGCTGTCATGGATTAAAAAAGGCACTTCGCTTTGTCGAGATGGATAACGAGCACCTTAAGGTTAGATGCCCGTTATCTGGAGATTATCTCGACGTCTACGGAAGTACCGATGACGTGAACTGGCTTCACGCTGAATTGACAAAACGCGATTGGTACAGAACTACTTAATTTCTACGAAACCTTCAAGTTTGTCAGTTTTAGTATATAGATTTTTGGAAATACCAAGCTTTTTAAGTTCTTGGTATTTTTCATATGAGGAAGCATAATACTTATATTTACCGGTCGATGTAAGAATGTATATCTTAGCAGTTGTCGCATTATTGCTCATTATACGTTCTATTACATCGGCCTTTTGTTCATCAGTCATTTGCCTGTAATAAAGCTCTTTATACTTGTTAGTCTTTTTATCAAGTACTTTGTATCTAACTTTATTATTTATGAACGCCGTCAAAGTCTTATCGTTAAGTTTACCATAGTACATATTCAATGCTTGATTTTGAGCATTAGTCAACTTAATTGTTTCGTCATTTAGTTTCACATTATTCAATGCGACCTTATGTACTCCGAGTTTTAATGCTTCTTCTTCATTATCACTAACATTATATGCGTACACCTTCAACGGCGAGAGTCTGCTTATAGCCTTTTCGATGATAGTGCCGGCACCAGCAAGAACTCTATTGCGGTTTTTAGTCCAAGGTACTTTATACTGTATTTGATACTCGCCGGTATACGGATCAACATACTTCGGTAATGCATAGGCAAGAGACGGCAATGCTTTAACAGCAATACGTTCAAGTTTACCAATAATACCTGAGTCATACTTTGTCTTATACACATTTGTAGGACTAACAACCGCGCTTATTATATTAGGTATGAAGTTAGAAATCATATTCAACGGTATAGCCATAAGATAATCGCCGAACCCTCGGGATTGTCTGATCGTATTATACGTGTTAGACAATGTACTATCGATAAACATCTGATCAAGTACAAATTTCATAGTACTTTCAAATGTTGGCTTCTTATTATCTTTAATAGCACTAATAAGTGCCATGCCGGTCGTAATACCATTACTCCCGAATATATCACTTATGTCAACACGTAGATCACCAATTTGAAGTTTTACTTCATCATCTTCATCATCTATATGTGCAACGCCAAACGCGGCAAGCAGTGC